CATATCAGCCTTATTGTTCCAGAAGGACTTCTCGCCATCAATCACATGAATATTGAAGTTGCCGGTGTGGGAAGTTAAATCAGCAGCAGCAGCAGCCCCAATGGCAGCCGGTGTCAATGGATCGTCTCCGGCTGTAGCATGTGTGGAAGCATGAGCAGAGGGTGTGACACCATGCGACCAGATGTCCCATCCCTCAGCTCCACAAAAATATGTGACGCCGTCTATATCAAAATCAAACTCTTCGCCAAATTTGTATGATAACGGGATAAACATCGTTGCAGTCATGCCTGCCCCGGCATCGTAAGTGCGTTTCATGAACAGTGTTTTCCCGTCCTCATAGGCAGAAGTCAATTCTGCCAGAGAGGTTGTGCCATAGGTGGCGATAAACACCTCTTCGTAATGAGCAGGCAGCTCACCGCCCAGTTTTGCCGCATTATCTACAACACCGCTGTTGTCGGTGTCATAGACGCTTTTCAGCATATCACCTGAGCCCTCGCCATTAGCGCCGTTGTAGACCTGAATTGTCCCGGCCACCGTGTCCGAGCCATCATTCAAATAGGCGGTGTAGGTGTCAGTAGTCCCAGCCGCCCCAGTCCCGACAGTGCGTAGAATCTTGTAAACATTCCAGCCCTGCTCTCCCTGAATGCCTTGAATGCCTTGCGCCCCAGTAGACCCGGTGTCGCCTTTTACGCCTTGAATACCTTGAATGCCTTGAATTCCCTGCTCACCTTGAGGCCCAATTGCACCGGTTTCACCAGTATCACCTTTCATCCCTTGAGGGATAGTAAAGTTAAGCACTGCCGCCCCACTCGTCCCGGAATTGGTAACCGTGACCGCAGTCCCGGCTTCACCAGTGGCAACAGCACCGACTGCAATAGTCGCAGCAGTACCGGTCGCACCGGTCGCTCCAGTTTCGCCGGTATCCCCCTTGATTCCTTGAATTCCCTGAATGCCCTGTTCACCCTGAATACCCTGCGCCCCGGTGTCACCTTTTACGCCTTGAGGGATAGCAAAATCAAACACTGCCGCCGCACTAGTTCCAGTGTTGGTAATGGCAGCCGCAGACCCTGCCACCCCGGTGGTTACAGTCCCGACTTCAACAGTCGCAGCCGCCCCGGTCGCCCCAGTGTCGCCTTGGAGACCCTGAATCCCCTGAATACCCTGAACGCCTTGGAGCCCCTGAATACCCTGAATCCCTTGTTCGCCCTGAATACCTTTCCAATTGAACCAGTTGTAATCAGTGTAGGCGGTGGGGGCAGTTTCACTGATACTTACGGCCAGCCCGATATAAGCTGACGGCGTAGTTTTGATATCAATATCAGCGGTCGGTGTAGCATCAGCATATCTGATGTGTAGGAAACGGAAAGTAGCCGGAGCGTCCGAAGAAACATTAACTGACAGCGTGAGTTCGTTGTTCAGCACCTCCACCCCGATCATGCCGTCACCCCCTCAAACAAGGTCGGCAAACTCAGGAGCTTAACGATCCCGGTCGCCGGAATACTGCCATCCGAATAAATAACTTTTGTATCCATGTAATAAGTGTTGTCGGGCTTGAACATCCGACTTTCGGCCTCGGTGAAGACGAGATAATAAACACCGTCCAAATAGGTCACAGCATCGCCTGCCGCCCCGGTGTATTGCTTAACCACTAAAGCGTCAGCGTCTTCACTGACCTTTTGCTTGAACAGGAATTCCACCGCCGCCACCGTCTTGTTTGCGTCCAGCCCGGAGAGCGTCACCGCCAAACTCGGCGTTGTCCCCCGCTTGGTTTGAATATCAGTCATATAATCACCCCTATTCCTTGTACTTGCCGCTAACCGTATAAAGAATCGATAAGGCCGAAAGCCCACAGGCCTCCGTGCCGAAAATCCTCAACTGCATCAGGCTGACCTTTTTCGCCTTGTAGTTGGTCGCCTTGAGATAAGGTGACGCCACCTCCTGCCCCTGCATCAGCTGCCGCACTTTGCCGTTCTTTTTGGGGAAGCGGTATTCAACTTGCGGATTCTGCCAAAGCCGGGCGGCGGTCTGCACCACCACATTCTTAATCTTCTTGTAATAGGTCTGCCGCCCGAAGTCCAGCCAAGGCGTGACCCATTCCCATTCAATCGGCTGGTCGATGTCCAGATAGCCGTCATTCATCCGGCAAATCCGCCCATCGGCAGTGCCGAAATATAGCCGGTCGCCAGCTGTGTACCAGACCCGAACCGGCAGATTGTCCCAGATATACCACTCATACGAAACTAAATCGCCCTTGTAGCTTGAAGCTTTCTGCCCGCCGTCCGCCACAAAGACATAATCCCCGGCAGCCAGATAGTATTTGCCCTGCCAGACGATGCCCGCCGCTTCGGCTAAATCCTGCTTCTGCAAAAGCGGGTTGATGAAATAACTGCGGTTCTGGGCGTAACGCTCATTGATCGCCACATTAGAAACCGGCACAGTCGCAAACACCCCGGAATTCGAGAGCTGTAAAGGCTCACCCTCAAGATAGCCCCCGGCGTATTTCGAAACTACACCCAGGCCAACCGCCCCCTGCTTGATGGTGAAAGCCACCTGGTCGTCATAAGTCGTCCCCTGCCGGATATAAATCGTGGAATCCTGACCGTTGGCCGCCTTGTGAATCGCCAAAGAACCGTCCGAGAGCCAGGAATAGCCCATGATAGCGGTCGCCTCATCGCCGACCACTGCATAATTAAATTCCGGGAAGTACAAAGGATTATCAATGTCAGACCAGAAATCCATGTTCGGCTCGGCTGAATTGCCGCCGATGAACAGACGGTCGGCGTTTCCGGCGTAACCGTACTTTTGAATAATCGAACAAAGGTTAACCCGGTCGGCATAAACAACCGAATCCCGGTAGTATTGCATTGTGAGTGCAGCAATAGAAAACGGATTGGTGTAACCGTAATAAGTTTCGTTTGTGGTGCTGACCTCGTTTTCCAAATCGTTGACGGCAGCCACATACAAAGTCAGATTGCCACCGTTTTCAACAACTTTTGTATAAAGCGACATATCCCAAGAATCGCCGCCGTAAGACGAATAAGCCAAATGATGAGAATCATAGCTGGTTTGGTAAACCAACACGCCGGTTTTAGATACATCGACAACAACATCAGCGCCGATAATATCCGAAGCAGGTGGAGCGTAAGCGCCGGTTTCCGGGAAATAATCAGCATCATCAATACGGATCGTGAAATCGGTGCCGGAGGAAAAATCGCTGTACTTGATCGGGAAAGCATACCTCTTTACGGTTTCATAGCTGGTCGGGTGGTCTTCGTCGAGCGCCATGAGGACATAAAGACTTTTGTTGGAGTTGCCGTTCCACTCGGCAGGCGTGAAAAACTCTCGCTTGCCGTCAGAAATCCGCAGTGCAATATAGCAAGTTTCCTCCAAAACCTGTTCCTGTTGAGCGACAACAAAAGGCTCTTCGATTTTCTTAATCAAATTATGGTTAGAGGAAAAGGTAACCCGGTAATTGTCCTGCCCGGTCACCGGCGTTGCGTCAAGTAAGGCAAAGGTAAGCTTGCCGAGCGTCAAATCTTTGGTATAGCCACTGTCGCTGACAGCCTCCCAGATACCGGAAGAGTTGAGTTTCTCGACCGAAACATTAGAAACAGGAGCATCAGAAAGCTGCAATACGCCGTTATTCATCGCCTGGGCAACAATAAATCGATTCTTTTGGTAGTCGCCAATCAGGTTAACATTTTCATGAACCGTGCCGCCGGGAGTTGCGCCGGGGATTGAGGCAATCATAGTAAGCGGTGCATAAGCAACAGAGCTTAAAGTTGTGGCCTGCCAGCCCTCTTCGGGCGCTTCCGCATGATTGTAATAAGCAAGTGCAACTTTACCATCCAAGATGATGAGCTTGCCGTCCAGCTGCGCCGAGACAGATTTTACATCGGCCATCCCGGTGTAAAGCTCGTTCAGAGTTCCATTTACCCACTCTGAGAGCTTCGTGCCGTGGTGGACAAGGGTTTTATTGCCCCCAAGTGTTTTCAGGCTGTGGATACCGTTGATCCGCCCCTCCGCCGAAATTGCCAGCTCGTAGCCATGCCGGGTTTCCGGGTAGCCGTTGCCGTCGGGGATTAGGTTCTTCGCCCAGTCCGCCCGGGCAGTTGATTTGGTGGTCGGATTACCTGCCAGGTCGACCCCCTTGAAACGGCTGACCCCTAAAGTGTATTTGGTGGCCGAAGCGGTACTCAATCTATACGCCATAATCGCTCACCGCCGTTGCAAACATCGAAAGCCCCAGTTTGGCCTTCCCGGTTTCATATTTATCCGCTAAAATCCCGTATTTGTTGGTTTCATCATCGGTATCATCAATAATCAAGGCCGCCGCCCAACCGTAAACCACGCATTTCAGCAAAACTTCCAGCTCATAGGGAATCTCAGCATCTGCGGCCAACTCAGTAAAAAATGCCAGCGGCTCAAGACCGTTTTTCGCTCTGACCCCATTATTGAGGTCAAAACACTCGCTTAAAATCAGATTGCCGACCGGAAGATAAATTTCATCGTAATCTTCTGTATCTGTCAAGCCTAATACCGGCAATATATAGCCGGTCAAAAATTCATTCGCTTTCATATCCTACCTCCAAAAAAAAGGGGCGAGTTACCCCGCCCCCATCCAAAAACATTGTTTACGGCAACACTACAGCCGCAATAGCCAAAGTAGTAGCACTAGGAATAGCTACCACCTTGCCTTTGTTAGTGCCACTCACATTTTTATAAGCGCCGGAATCCAAAACCACAGCGTAATAATCGCCGAATGGAATGTTGCCGGAGGCCAGGTCGGCCACTCCTTGCAGGCCGTTGCCTTTGTTTATGGTCACGGTTGCTGCAGTATCGTCATCGCCGTTATGGAAAATCAAAAGGGTTTTGCCGTCTTCGCCGCTATAGTCGATAACATAGCCATCTGCTGCCGTGGTAGCCTCCGTAAAGGTCAACTCAGAAAAAGCAGCGGTAGTACCGAGAGCGACCGGGGTAATTGCTGTTACTGCCATATTAAATCACTCCTTATTTTTTCACATTCATGATAATCATTTCTTTGGGACGGACGATTTTAGCGTCATAGAGAACGAAGCCCTTGACCGCATCCGAGAAGCCACCCTCCGGCCGGTAGGCCTCGATGTGATTCATCGGATTGGCAAAGGCAATCGCCTGATTGGTACGAACCATAATGCTATAGGTCGTGCTGGCCTTGTGGACATTGTTCGACATCTTAATCTGTGCATTGCCGTACATAGCAACTTTACCATTTTTCAAAATGCCGCTGTTATTGGTATCTGCGCTGACATAAGCCTGCCGGAACAGGGTATAGACCCACGGCGGCAGAGTAACAGTGATACCGCTACCCGGGTCAACATCGTTCTCATAGAGTTTTTCCAGGGCGACATCAATCTGTGCCAACACATTGGTAGCAGTAATCTGCACATCATTTGCGGCATACTTGACTGCCAATGCATCAACGGACAAAGCCGCCACATAAGCGTCCATTGTCGAGGCAAGCCGAGCCGAAGTTTCGCTTTTCAGCGCATCCATCACGCCGCCCACTGCCTGCCGCTTGTCAATATCGTCAATTTTGTAGTTATAATAACTGATTTGACGAATCGGCATAGCAACCGAGGTATCCTCAACATTTTCGGCTGCCGACAGACTGATTGCCTTGGCGGTGGTGGTGGTGATGGTCGGCTGGCCAACGCCCAGAATCCGGACGGTGTCGCCTGCCTTTTTAACATCGCCCTCATACTGCCGGTTGCAGTCCTCAACAAAAACACAGCGGCGCTCAAGATCCCGGTTGATAGCTTCAGACCATATCTGAGGGATAAAATTTTCATAAGCCATTAAAATTCACTCCTTTAGTCATTAAAAAGCCCCCGAATATTCGGAGGTCATTTCCATTTTTCCATTGATTTTCTGATTTTTTCGTAATTCTTACTGATTTCAGCCTGGCTCATCCGGTCAACTTCGGCCTTGGTGTAAAATTCCGCCTCGCCGGTCGGTTTGGCGTTCACAGCCCCGATTTGCGGCGGTGTGGGCTTGGTTGTCGCCTGTTCTTTGGCCTTGATTGCCGCATAAGCGGTGGCCGGATTAACACCAGCAACCAACAGCTGGGCAAAATCTTCACCCAATTCATCAACCGAGCTAGCCTTGAGGTCGGGATATACCGTCTTGACCTCACTCAGCAGGTCGGCCTTGAATTTTTCCACTGCTAAAGGCTTGTACTGTTCATTCTCCGCCCGCAATCGTGCCAATTCCGTATCTCTGGCGGCAAGCGCTTCCCTGGTGGCTCGGATTTCTTCAACCGGCCGCCCGGATGCTGTTGCCTCGAGTTGGTCTGCCACATCTTGCGGGCTGCCCTGATAGCCATATTGTTTGGCTACTGCTTGAGATAAGCGAGCGGCTTCAGCCTTGGCCTGTTCCAGCTCCTGCTTTGCCTGCTCGGATTCTCTCCGCATACGGGCAAAAGCTGCATTATCTGTAGGGCTTTGTTTTGGTGCCGGTTCAGCGACTTCCGGTGCAGCTGCCGGTTCTTCGGTTGCTGTAGCTTCGCCTGCCACTTCTGGCGACTCCACGACTGCCGCCTGCTCTGCGTTTACAGAATTTAAAGCTTCTTCCATGAGTTTGTACCTCCATTTTTTATTTTGCCGCTCCACGACTGCGGCCGCCCGGCGTTTCCGGGTTATCTATGTTGTTTTAATAACCTTGTTGTAATTGTCACATTTCGGGTTATTGCAAACCCATTTGATTTTGCCATCCTCAACCGAGAGGATTCGGCACAGCGTTTTGCATTTGGGGCATAACACCTTGGCCACCTCCCATCAGCTGCTGCATTGCCTGTTCAGCCTGTTCGGCTTGCTGCTCTTTAATCATTTGCTGTAGCTTGGGCTTCATATGGTTCTGGTCGGATAGGAGTTCCACATACTGCTCGAAGCTGATATAGCCATTGCCGAAGAGGTTCATAGCCTCCTGATCATTAGCATATACGCTCCAGGGATTGTTAGAGGATACATCAATCCGCACTCTGACCTTGAGATTCTGTAGCACATCGCCGGGAATCATAGCCTCGGTGCGCTCGTCATCGCCCTCCCACTCCATCAGCATACCGTTTGGGTTATAAGCCTGCCAGATTGCATACCAGATAACCGCAATATCCTCAACAAACTGCTTATACATAGCGTTCTGCTCGGTCAGGAGAACAGCGTTCTGGTCGATAACCAGGTTGATTGCCTTACCGCTGGCCTTTTCGGGGTCGATACTACCTGTAGCACTATCAGAAGCGTTGGCCAGGTTTCTGGTCATATCAATTAATTCATTTTGCAACACAGTACCATCGGACGACATCGGCGCCGGTTGGATATAAGTAAAGGCTTTGGTTACATCCTGCACCATTGCATTGCCCGAAATAGCCACCTTTGCTCCCACCCGGTCAAGGGTGGCCGGGTCTTTGATATAATCCTCATTATAGACCGGGTGCGCATAGCCGGTCTGCTTGTTGTTGACCTCCCGGCGGAGAAGCAGACGATTGATAGCCAGCTGATTAGGAATCATCGGCAGACACTCACCCAAACCCCGGGCAGAATTCATTTTCCGACCCCAGACGAAACCGGCAATCGGATAAATCTCCTGGCCTGCCACCTGCTCCGGCTGATAGACAACACTCTTGGTCGCCCGGGCGAAAGTCACGAAGCCTGCATCATTATGGGAGAGATAGAGCAGGCTTGTAACCTTGCCATTATCGGAGGAGGCAATCTCGTTATTGTCATTATTAACCTGGTTTTCCGGCTCGTCAGACTGAATCAGGCTGATATCTCCATCGCTGAGACCGTTTGTCTTGGCCTCTTTACGGACATCATCCACGAACCGCCGCTCCCGAATGATTATGTACTTTTGCACTTGCAGGACAGGCTCTTGCTCATCAGCCAGGAAGACATTAGTCCGGTCGATAATCTGCGGTGTCAGATCGGCAGTGCCGAAATAGATGTATGATTCGCCGGTTACAGCCGCTTTCTTGACCACTTCCCAGAGTACGGAATCAAGTTTCAGGCTCTCCCACAGCTCGGCGGCATAGGAATTAAGCTCCGAACAAACCGCTCGCAATTCCGGCTGCCGTTCGATGTTCAAAGGCGTGTAATTGATCACCATAGCATTTTTGGCGACCATTGCCGACTTGTAGTCGATCACCGGCTTGATGATGTTATAAAACGGCAGCTTTTTGTAATCCGGCTGCTGCTCATCATGCCACTGATCACCCTCATAGAAACGGACACACTTTTTGGTGCTGGAATACAGGGCGTTTTTGGTCAGGTGGTCATCGCACTTTTGCCAGGCTGTATAAATGTAATTGTCTGTTGCGTCTCTCACTTATCAATCACCCCTTATAGCTTTCCGCCCACTCTAACAGTGCATCGTCCTCACTCTTGGCAGTGTCAACCTTGGGCTTGGTGTTAAACAGTGGCTTGATCGCCTGCTTGCTCTCGATTGCCCGGCCATCCTTTAGTCCCTGGCGGTAAGCGAGAAACACCATCACGCCCACAATCAAGGCGAATACTGCACTTATAATCATCTCTGACATATTTACCTCCTTATACAACTCTGATAGTACCCTTATCCACTTCCGGCTTGCCAAACAGCTGCGGAAATGCCGGTTTTGGCTTGTCCTTCTTAATCTCATTCGGCCTTGGCTGTCCAGCGCAAAAATACCTAATTGCGTCATTTGCGTGGGTCAGCTCGTGCGGCTCTTTGGCGATATCGTTTGGCCGCCGGGGATCGAACTGCACCTGCGGCAATACTCTAATCAGGTTGTCACAGCAGCGGCATATCCTGAGTTTTGCCGTCTTGCCGTCATCAGTATCAATCACCCTTAACCACTCAGCCATATCCAGCCAGCCCAACTCCCTGTTATTGTTAACCCGATAGAGCTGGATACCGGCTTCTGCGAATATCTGCGCTGTAGACCTGCCGCTGTGGTTGTTGGTCTGCCACAAATCCGGTGGCGCATAAAAATACCGGATGTTATCATCCGGCTTGATATATGATTTGAGCAGCTCGGCGGCCTCGGATGCCATCAGCTCGGCCTTGTATATCTCCTTATAGACATAAGCATTACCCGCAGTATCCACCGCCACGAAGTAGCAGGCAAACATATCCCGGCCGTAGTCCATTGCCACATATCTAGCCCAGTCGGCAGGGATAACAATATTGTCTATAATATGTACAGACCTGTCCCACATGGTAAAATACTGCCCAACAAAGATATCCCAATCACCATAAAGCCAGGCCTTGAGGTACTTCTCGGGCAGCGTGTGGAGGTTACGCTCATACTCAGGATCACTCTCCATTAGCACCTTGTTGTCATAGACCAGCGATCGGACAAAGGCATAATCGTCTGGACACTCATCACCCTTAAAGTCACGGTCAACAAATAACCGCTTGACCCAGGCGTGACCAACACCGCCAGGGTTGCAGGTCAAATACATCCGCTTGGGAAAATCATTAGCCCCTCGAACGCAGGCCTTGAAAATAGCAAAAGCCTCCTCGTCAAACTGAGTGGCCTCATCAATCATAACTATATCGTACTCCCGGCCTTGATAGCGCAGGGCATCCCGGTCAGAAGCAAAATAGCCGAACTTGATAGTAGACCCACTAGCCCAGGTCAATGCCTTGTTGGTGTTGTTGTAGACAGCAGCATCGCCCAGGAGCGCCCGGAGCGGGGCTATATGGTTATCATATAGGTCGTCATAGGTACGCCGCACCAGCAATATCCTAATGCCTGCATAGCGGCAGCTCAACAGCACCGCCTTGACCCGGAGCGCCCAGCTCTTGCCGCCGCCCCTTGCCCCACCGAAGGCCACATACCTATTATGTAGCCTCATGAATTCAACCTGTTTGGGCTGTGGGGCAGGGATATCAATATTAATCATCCAGTCCACCGCCGCCCATAACATTGATTGTGACCTCTCTATCGGCCTGGGGCTTAACCTGGCAATACTTGTCAATCACAATGCCGTAAGCGGTTGCAATCTCCCGCAGCGTGGCCTTCTGCAGCTTTTCCGGCATCAGCTCCAGACAGGCATCCAGAAAATCCTGAGCCTTGCCGCGCCTGCTATCCATATATGCAAGCATGTCCTGGGTGTTAGCCTCTCTTTTTTGACGGCACAAGCGAGCGACATCCTCCGACCCCTGGACAATCTGCTTAACAGTGTGCGGTGACCTGCCATGCTTGCGACCCACAGCGTTATAACTGCCTAGCTCTACATAGTCAGCCAGCATCTGCTTACGCTCCTTATCGCTTATCCTGTTAGGATTGGCCATCTGCTCACCACCTCTCTGTCTACTGTATTACTTTTATCCCGTCTCCGCCCAGATATATCACGGGAGGAGTCATGTTGACCGGCTCATAAACTTTTATACATAGCCCCAATAATACCCACATGATTTATGGCCTCGCTTGATGCTGTTTCTAATAGCATCTTTACTGCCACCCACAGCTTCAGCAGCCGCAATCAATCCGTGCCAAACTGCAATCACTTGATTGTTTTTGCCTATCTGCGCAACATATTTTCTGTTTTTGCGGGCTATTTCATCATAGTCGTGGTTACTGATCGAACGCTCCAGTCCGGTCCCGTAATGCCTATTATAAATATTCGTACACCACTCAAGATTAACGGCCATGTTGTTGTTTTTATCTTCGTCTTTGTGATTAACTTGCGGCAGTCTCTCGGGGTTTGGGATAAATGCAAAAGCAACCAGTCGGTGAAGCAACCAGTTTTCGCATTCCCCGTCCCTGTACAATCTGACCTGCCAGTATCCCCTGTTGTTTGTTTTGAGCTTTATTGTTCTTTCCGGAATTCTTGCACCTTTTCTGTTGACATATGCTAGTCTTACAACATTGCCCAAATTACTAACAACATAAGCCCCCTCATGACCGGGTACATCTTTCCAGATTTCTTTCATAATGCCCTCCTCACATTCTCCAAAAATTGACGCAAAGAAAGAGCGGTGGAGTTCCGCTCTTGTCGTGTAGCTATCACTATTCCTTGCGTGTCTATCTAATCTCTAAAGTATTCGGCGCCCATCGGTATAAATAAGGCGCTTGATTGATTAAATACTATGCCACAGCCCAAAGTAGGCCGGTATTTGGAGTGCTTACCGTATGCAAAGGCATATGCCTTAATATCAATGCCACATCCTACATTAAGCCCGAAGATAATATCTCTCGGGTTTGCCGAGTACTGACAGCCCCCAAATGCGTGGCTATGACCTATTACTGTACTCATACGCTCTTGTGTTGCCGCATTTAGCGCCCCTGTTTTGCCGGTACAGTTAATACCGTGCTTATATAGTACATCGTCAAGAATAAACTCGTCATCATGTATGCGCCAGGTCTTGGGTAGCTGGAACAGCTCCGAAAACGACCGCATAAACCGCTGGTCAATGCCAAGCGTGGCGGCCTGTCTTATGTAGATATAATCATGATTTCCCGGCACGAAGTCCACCTCCGGGAACGCATCAACAAAAGGTTTGACTTTTTCTATCGTCATATCCAATTCATCGCAAGGCGACTTGGCACAAGTTTCTGTTTGGTGTCGGCTGATGGCGTGGAAGTCGACAAGATCGCCAGTACATACAATTCGCCTAACCTTATATTTTTTAAAGGTATCAATGCAAAACTGCAAATAGTTGGGGTGATTAAATGGAGCGTGCGGGTCTGAGAATATACCAACAGTGCTACCCTTGGGCTTGTCCACATGGTATCTATCACTCCGCCGCAATACGCAGCGCACCCTCTCCAACACCTGGGTCTCACTCAGGCCGTCAAAATATGGGGTCATGCGATGTGCAAGCTCCGTCCAAGATAAGCCCTCATCAAATTTTAATCGCTCGGCCTCTTGTCTCCAGTCCAACAACTCACCCCCAGTTGCCTATTGCATTATTAATCCCCAATCCCACCCGCCCGCCTATTATACACCGGCAGGCAACCATGATTATTAAATTATATAAGTGTATAACAAAGCCCCACCAATAGGCAGGGCTTGTAATATGCTGGCCGGTTTCCCGGCCATGAAAGGAGAGGATGAAACATCAACACACACAGGAGGCATGATGATGGTCTTGTCTAAGGTCATCTTTTTACGATACCATTATACCCCTGTCAATACTGTATTTACTGGTAGACTTTCAATGTTTTCAAGCTTTTTTCATGGGTTTTAAAAACCCACTCCTCAGAGTAACTCATAGTCTTGGCTATATCCTTGATTGCCATATCCTCAATATAGCGCAGTCTCATGACCTCTTGGCTTAATGGTGGCAAGCTGCCTATAGCAATCTCGATGCTCCGCCGCAGGGCGATTAACTCATTCAGCCGGTCGGCCAGCTCCTGAGACAATGCAACCAGCTTTACTGCCGCTTTGCCGACAGGATCGCCGGGTATTCCTTTGCCACTCGGCATCCCGGTAATCTTGACCGCTCCGACATAGCATTGTGCCATCCGGTCTTTCTCGGTCTGCAACCGCTCAATCTCTCGCTTAATTGACTGGTACTGCTTTAGGGTCTGCTTGTCCATCTTACGCCCCCTTATATCAATCCTCTTGCTACTGCTTCCCCATATGTAACATTCCGCCCCCGACTGATTCTGATAGCCTCATCCAGGCTGACAGCCGGGGCTTTCTTTTTGCGCTTTGGTGGTACATATCCCGGTCTGCCGCTTCCAATGGCATTATGCATAAGCAGTGTCGCCGCCTTGCGCTTCCGCTGGTCTGCCTTAGTCCAACACGCCCGGCAGCAGTATTCCTGGTTTGACCTGCGTGCCTCGTATTCCTTGCCGCATACCGGGCAAACCTTGATTATCGGTTGGCTTGGTGTTTGCTCTGACCTCTTGGCAGCAGACCGAGCTTTCTGTCTGTCCTTATATTCCTGTTCGTGCAACTTGTAATATTCGGCCTCCCGCCGCTTCTTGGCTATGTCATAACAACCAGGGCAGCAATATTTCTGTTGTTTACGGTTCTGCCGAAACTCTTTGCCGCATACCGGGCAAATCTTATTGTCAAGCAATCATCCATACCTCCCTCTCAATAACAAAAATATGTTCCGTCAATATATTCGTAAGTCCCTTTCCCCTGCCTGAATTGCGCCGCCCAAACCACATTTTCCGGCAGCAGTTTCTCTCCGCTCAGCACTCGCTCGGCACAATCATAAGCCCTTTGCACCGCCTCGGCCTCCTGCGGCCTGTCCGCCCTCTCCGGCCATCTTATGCCAGTCTTGTATAGCGTCCCGAATTGCCCGGTCTGCAAAGCGACTGCCTCGATGCTATCCGGGAACAGCGGGCTTGCCACCCGGTTAAGTACCACATTGCCAACCATGATTCTTGCCTCGTCTGACGATGCATTGCCGCCATGCTCCTGATAGATTATGATGGCCATAGTCTCAAGCTCGGAGGCCGTGTATTGCGGCTCTGTGATAATCTCAACCGGCTCAATGGTACTGATTGCCGCTTCGGTCGGCTCGTCCGGACGATCAATAATCAGGCCAAAACAAAGCGAAATTATAAACAGCAGGATAAGGATTACAATATATAATACCTTAATCTGTCTATTAAACATCAATCTGCCCCCTTAATCCCCTTAACTTATCTCAAGCTCAATCAAAAACGCCACATTGCAGGCTATATGCCACAGGTGCGGCAGGCCGCTCTCCGGGTCGTTAGCCTCCCCGCTTAAGTAGGCCAGCCAATGGCGATATAGAGCGTCCCTGTACCTCTGCGGCTCTACCTGCCGCCAGTTGTCCGGAGCGTGATACTTGGCCGTGCCGTACTCTCTGACTGCCGTTACAGCGTTAATCAGGCTAACCGGGACAAGCGTAGGTCTGGACTTACCACCGTCTGCTTTGGCCTGCTGATAGTCGGTCATCTACACCGCCGCCCTCTCCCGCCGTTGGGATTCGGCAAGCTGGGCTTGCAGGCTCTCTATTAGGTCGGCAGCTTCATTCAAGGTTTCAGCCCCAAACACAAATTCGGTATCCTTCGCCAACCACCTTATTGCCCTCACGATCTCGTCAGCGTTCATTTTTCATTCCACCTCCTTGATTTTGTAAAACATCTCGCACCACTTAATGGCGGCAAGCGTTAAATCTCGGCTATCAGACCACCATTGTTTTTTACCCATCTCCCGCAGTGTCTTTCCGTCAACTGCGTACAAATTGCTAATATCGCAGTTGCTATGATTCCGGTCTAAAAACACAACAGTCATTCCCTCCGGCAGCTCTCCATGATGTTGCTCCCATACAACACGATGCTTAGGCTTCCAATTCCGATAAAAGCTATTTTTTTCGTAAGGAATATCTGAACACTTAACCCAAATATAATCTCCGTGTCTAGTTTCCGTCCCAACAGGGCAACCCAAACCATACTTGGAATTGGCATGGTACACTTTTAATGTCCGATTACACCGCACTTTCAAAACCTGCGCAGAGCGGGAAGTACCAAAAGCAGAGTTGAATTGGCTTGCAGTTTCCTCTACCGACAACCTCGGAGCATTTGTTTTTAACCAGGCGTCTTGTTCTTTGGTAAAATTTCTTCGCTCCTGCTTCAAACCTAATCGCCTGATGTGATTCTTCATTGTGTCAACAGAGCGGTTTTCGCTAAAAACAAAATTAAACGCTGCGGTTAAATCTTTTACCCTCTGAGCAGGGCAGTGATTGTGTATAAGCCAACCGTCCTGCTCGGCCGCAAACCGTTTAGCCATTGGATTTTGGCTCGTCAATCATTTTGATAATTGCGCTCTGTTTCATCTTGCCCTCCCCAACCAATTTCTCGGTGCGAAGAATAACATCGGCATTATTTATCATCTGTTTTGCAAGGCTTGAAACTGTCTGCGCCACATCAGCAAGGGCTTTCTTGGTTTGAAATGGCGTTTTGGGGTCTGTTAATACCTCAATTTGTTCTCCAAGTTTATCTTGAAGCTCTACAAGGGACATTTTCATTTTTCATTCCTCCATAATCTCAATTTTATGGCAGTAGCCAATACGACCTATCATCACAGTACCAGTCAGCCCCAATCTTCCGGCAATCGTTTCCGAACCATTCCGACATTTCAGGTAGGTTCTCGTTGTGAGCATCGAATACCAACCCATGCCCGGCGCACCATTCTACTGCATCCTGCAAGGCTTGTCCCTCTCGGCAAGTCCACAGAATTAATTTGTTCCCCTGATTCCGAAGTTCCTTAAAATGCTCTATGATGTTAGTGTTTGGTTCTCCGATTTCCGGCCATGCGTCCCGGCAGAGGTAGCCATCAAAATCTACTGCGTAAACACTCATTCATTCCGCCTCCATAATCTCAATTTCTATTCTCGGATTTGCCGTATCTACCGCAAATTCATCCACAAACCCTGATATCTCGTCCCAGCCGTCATTCTTTAGCACCCGCATTTCAACCAGCGAATCCTGGATAAACTTCCGGGCAAATGCTATGTTGTCCTTATCCCGCCGCCTGTTGGCCTCATACCAGCGATATATCATCGTCACCGGCTTCTCAATCTTGACCCCCGGCAGCTGTGACTTAATATGCCAGCCGATAGTTTCCTGCGCCTGCCGCTTCATCTGCGCCGCCTTGTGCTTATTAGACCGCTCAGCATTTATGTATTCGTTGAGGCCAGGCAGCCGACCGGGGATAGTAAGTAAGTATCTCATAGCTTCCCCCCGAACAGGTCTACCGCCGCCGCCGTCAGGTCTTCCGCTGCTGTCAACTTGGCGGAATCGCTGTAGTGCGACTGCTCCCACTCTGGTACACAACTGCCCTCCGGGGCGAATAACCGCCGGGCAGGAATCCAGACTAATACCTCATCAACATTCCGGCTCTTAAAGTGGAATCTCCCCTCTTTCCGCAGTCTTGCCAGAGCATTGGGCTTGTTATGTACACAAGTAGCCATCAAAGACGGATATGCCTTATCCGGCAAACAAACCTCCATATAGCCACTATCTTGGCAATAAGGGCAATTATATACCGGTTCTCCGCCCACATACCGGATTTGTTCAGCTTGCCGCCGCTGGTCTTCAATAGCCTTGTCATATCTGGCATTTTTGGCGATGTTGATTAAATCAACCGGCTTCGGGAAATATTTGCCGTTCTCAGCGTATGTATTTAATGCCGCTTGCATTTCAGCCAGCGAATACTGTTGATAGAGCGGCTCGAATATCCGCACATCTTCAACCAACATCTTCTGCTTGCCATACAGTTTGCAGGCATCATCGTAGAGTTTAAGAATCTCCGGTGCATTCATCGTCTTCACCTCTTCTCGCCAAGTATTCTTCAAGTTCCTTTGCTCGCAATTCGTCTTCGCTCAGTGCCTGCTCCGGCACATCTTCCCATCTGCGACCTCTCAAAAAGGTTGCTGGGTATGGGATATATGTACCCTGGTCTCGCTGCCACTGGTCGCTCGCCCGCCAAGCCTTAAGCCCTGCGATAATCTCCACGACCATGCTGTCTGTGACCTTGAGTGCTTTCCAAGCCTTTTTTGCATCTTGCTTTGCTAGTTTTTTAGGATACTCGCTCCAAAATTCGCCGAACCGCCCATCGCCAGATGGGCATATGGTTTTATTATCTATCTCTATCTCTTTCTCTATCTCTATCTCTATCTCTGTGTTACACTTTTGTACAAGTGCGTTACGCTTTGTTACAGTCGCGTTACAATGTAACGCTTTCTGTTTGTCTCGAAGCTTGCGAACCCGCTCTGCACCTGCTGTTTCGCTGCCTGTACACTCTTTTGCATAAATCAGCGAAAATTCATTTTCACTAGCTTCTTCCATCAATCCACAGTTAATTAGAAATACCGTGGTGGCTCTTACATTGTCAGGCTCTTCATCCAATTCCAAGGCTATTTCATCAATAAAATCATCTTCGATACCCTCAAAATATAAAGTGCAATCACTTGTCAGACTTAGCAGAAGCATTTTCAAATAAATTACTGTGTATGTATCGCCACCGGCTATATTACGCAGCTTTTTAATTTCTTTCTGCCGAAAAAAATCTGTTTTAAGCTTGAGCCAATAATACATCTTGTCTGCCACTCATCACGCCCCCTGTTCTTGCCGAAGCTGTCTTCTTCATTCCGCTCCCCTCCTCAAATATAATTCTTGCCGTATCGCTTGAGAAAATCATCTGCGGTCTTGCCGTAGTGCTCCATCCAGCGGCGCTGCGCTACGGCCTTTAATTGGTCGTTGATTGCGGCGTTATGGTGTACTCCGTTCGGCGGCTCGTTGTGGCAGTTGTGACAAAGCCATACCATTAATCCGTCTTTGTCTGACCGTTTGCGGTTTGCCGCCCCACATATATGATGCAATTCTAATTCCGTACGCCTACCGCATATGTAGCACTTGCGCTCTGTCTGCATTATTGACTTAGCCATTACCCCACTCCGCTTTCATTTTTGCCAGTTCTTCCGGCGTTCTGGTCTCGATACCTAATTCCTGGCACTCACTGACCACACCGTCAATCAATACGCTCATTTCTTTGGTATCGTACCGACTGCTACCTATATAGCATTGCAGCTGGATGCCGATTTTGCCTCCCACCTTGACTTCGCCCATTGACCGGCAGAGCCTATAAGTCCGGCTCATAACATCAACCGCCGCCGGGTCAAATATTGTCAGCATTACAAACCGTCCATACCGCCGCAGCATATCCAGATACAGCTCGTCCTTGTCGGTTCTTAATACTACAGCCATCTTCCCAAGCAACAGCCATATATAAGCGTTGGCATCCAGGCTGCGCTTGTCTCGCCATACCTTGATTGTAACCCGCCAGGGGCGGCGGCCGTTGGCAATTCGTTCCAACACCTCCGGCCGCACCTTGCCCTCAATGGTCATTAACAGCTTCAAGCCGTCCACGCCCTGCAGGACCTCAATCCTGCTCGCCTTGGCTTCCATTAGAACGGTCTGTCATCTGCTGTCTCTTCCATACAGGGCATATCATTAACTGTTTCCGCTGGCTCGCCATGCAGAGCATCCCATTCCTTAGATTTTTTGATGATATTCTGGATGAACTCCGGCAGCTGGTCGATGTTCTCAAGAGCATCGAAGCTGTCCAGGTCATAAATCAAAGACGGCGTGGCCTGTGCCTCAATCTCAATCCCCTTGGGCATTGCCGCCACATTAGCCACATTAGCATAAGTAGTATCACCCTTGCTGCTGTGAGTAATGGTAATCATGCAAGGCAGGCTAACCAATACGGATAAATCAAAGCTCTTTAATTCCTCATCGGTGAACTTCTTGCCCCGCCAGGCTTCCAGCATCTTCCGCATATTGGCGTTCTCGCCTAGGCTCTTGGTGTAGGTCGAACCAATCAGCCGGGGATAGGGTTTGCCGTCTGTGTCAGTAAAGACTTCGCCCGGAATCTCCCAGCGAATCATTACCTTGGGCGACCACTTGTCGTAGGTCTCGGAATATTGCGACCCCAGGTCGATCAACTGCACGCACCGGGCGAAATGCGTACCCTCCGGAATCGGTGCTAATTTCTGCCCCTCACTTTTAACAATCAAACTCATTCTGATACCTCCTTTAATCTATCTTCTTCCGTCATTTGCAGCTCTTGCCAGTAGTCGCAGAACCGGCATACCGAGCAATAATCAATGCACTTTTTATCCTCTCCGGGTCGGTGTTCAATGGCATCGCCGCCGTTGTTCATCATGTATAGCTCTGCCTCTTCCCGGCTGTCCAGCACCCGGAGGGCGGTCTTGCGTCCTTTTTTCTTTACAGCGTACTTATCGCCGCTATTAAATCTTTGTTCCATAGTGCAAAGCGGCAGCTGGTCGTCCGGCAGCTTCTCTGCTTCTCTGATTTCCTCAAACTTGTTATGCAACCAATCCTCAACTTCGGCGAAATCCCTGGCTGTAAATTCAAACTGCTCCTTATGTACCGGCATCGGCGGATAATCGGACTTCAATTTTGCTTCTCGCTTATTGTGGTCTTTCAGAAACGCTACTACTTCAGCCCGGTCGGCTTCAAATCCGCATTTCCTGAGCATCCAGCAGTAGATAAGAGTTTGTCGCCGCCAGTCGGAGAAATCGCCAAATTTAATTTTCCAGACGCTAGCAGTCTTGTAATCAATCACCGTGTGCGTTTCGGTGTCGAACAGGTCAAATTTCCCGGACAACAGATAATCCCCCACCGGAACCCGAATCCGTTCTTCCTTAAATTGGGTTTCTCGCTCTTCCTGCGCTTCTAGCACCCCATGAACCGCAGTCCCGAACAAGAGCCAAATCATGTCTGATACATCCCGGCTAACCTCTACTGAATGTCGCCGCTCAAGAATTGCTTCCCTCGTTCCCTTGAGCAGTGATGTAACCCGCCATTCATTGTCAGCCGTTTTATATTCATCGGCCTGGCAAAAGCTAACCAGCGGCTGCGGCAGGTTCATGATGTTGGTGAATATCACTGTACCACCTCCGCAATGTCCGGCGCCTTACTCTGCTTTAAAAGCTCATAATATTTCTTCTGCCAAAAATCCAAAGATGCTGTTGTTTCCTCAAGTTTCCGCTCCAAAAAGTGCTTGTCCAACAGAATATCCCCCACTAGTTTCTGAGTTTCTTCCGGTTGGTACCAATTAATTTTTCCCATCTTGCTTTTCTCCCTTCGTTCTGTTATACTGTGGTTGTATAAGGTTTCTTTGGCCGTCTGTTCGTAGCAGGCGGTCATTTTTTTATTCCTCCTCATAATCATCACCGCTTGTCTCCCCAAAAAATTCGGCAAACTTGGCGGCATTGTACTGCCCGGCAGTCATTGATATAATCTCCCGCACGGTATAGCTGTCTTTGATTTCTTCCAGACCATCAATAAAATGCTGTGTTCCTTGCCGGCACGCACCAGTAATTATGCGGTACATACCTTTACCGTCCGCAAACGACACCACACTATCTAGATTAAGCTCCCTATATTGGTCTGCCCCTCTTTCTTTTGCGGCCTTAAAAATTAGGTCTGCTATACCGTTGCGAATATTGTCACAATGAGCGTAATGCGTTCCATCACTGATGACATTTTGACCTTTGATTTTCCCGATATAATAGATGTACTCTCCGATTTTCTTTGTGGTGCGGATGTGTCTTAATATGCCATCGGCATACAAATAACAGCCAGGCTTATAGTCACCAGTATGTAGGCGAGCATAATGGGTGGCGTTGGTTATCTGCGTCCCCTCAAGGTCGAGCCAACCGCCTACTGTCAGGTTGTCCGGTAGACTGGTTATCTGCGTCTCCCTAAGGTAGAGGCTACCGCCTACTGTCAGGTTGTCCGGTAGACTGGTTATCTGCGTACCTATAAGGTAGAGGCTACCGCCTACTGTCAGATTATCCGGGAGACTGGTTATCTGCGTCCCCTCAAGGTCGAGGCTACCGCCTACTGTCAGGTTGTCCGGTAGACTGGTTATCTGCGTAC